ATGAACGGTATGGCGTTAGGGCACAAAGCCTATATTGTCTGGCCGAAGCGCTAGGCATGGAAATCATCATTCGCCACAAGAGGGAACCAGAATGAGCAACGCAATCACCGCAATGGTAACAGCCCTGTTTTCCGATCCTCAACTATGGGCCGGAATCGACATTGGGACGACGGAGGGATCGTCCAGGATGCTAGTCGAGCAACACGCCGGATTCGGACCCGGCATCCTCGTTCTCCGATTGGACGCGGAACCAAACGGCGAATATTTTTTTGGCCTCGAAGATTACAACGAGGCGCGCAAGCTGGCCGAGGCACTAAACGCATGGGCCGACTTTGCCGAGCCGGAATACGAAAAGGAAAGCACCAGGTTGAATGAGGAATACAACCGGGCGAGGGCTGGGGAATGAGCTCCACGACCGGACAAAATCCCAACTATAAAATGGTCAGGACGACTGACCTAATTCCGTATGCGCGCAACAGCCGCACGCACTCCGAGGCGCAGGTCGCCAAGATCGCAGCATCCATCAAAGAGTTCGGGTTTCTAAACCCGATCATCATTGACGGCGAAAGCGGGATCATTGCCGGGCATGGCCGCGTTATGGCCGCGAACAAGCTGGGGCTGCAATCCGTCCCATGCATCGAGGCAGTTCACCTTAGTGAGGCGCAAAAGCGGGCTTACGTTATTGCGGACAATCGGCTGGCGCTCGATGCCGGCTGGGACAACGACCTGCTAAAGATCGAATTGCAGGACCTGGACGCTAACGGCTTCGACCTATCGTTGACCGGCTTTGAGGTGGGGGAGATTGCGGCCCTATTCGATCAACCGGAGTTCGCGCCAGGCACTGAGGACGATCAAGGCAAGCTAGATGAGCTTTCGCCAAAGATGGTGCAATGCCCACACTGCGGGCAAGAATACGACTTGAGGGAACATGGGCAAGGTTGAGCTTTGCATTGACTGGGCCACGCATAAGGCGGCGAAGTATGCCTGCGAGCATTGGCATTATAGCGGGTGTCTTCCGGGTTCCAACAAATGCTTATTCGTTGGAGTGTGGGAGGACAAAAAATACACTGGTGTAGTGATATTTAGCCCAGGTGCAACACCTAGTCTAGGTGCGACTTATGGTTTGGTGCAGACATCTTGCACTGAACTTGTGAGGATTGCCCTTACTAATCACAAGAGCGAAGTTTCCAGGATTGTTGCGATTGCGCTAAAATTTCTAAAATCAAGAAGTCCGGGGATTAGACTAGTTGTGAGTTTCGCTGATCCACAGCAAAGCCATCATGGTGGTGTCTATCAAGCTGGAAATTGGATTTACACAGGAACATCCTCTGCAACTTCCGTTTGGCAAGACCCAAGTGGAAAAATTATACATCCGCGTTCATTAACTGCATCAGATTTTAATGGAGGAAAAAAGAAAAGCCCTCCGGTAGGGAGTAAGAAGATAAAACTACCCGGCAAGCACCGCTACCTCATGCCGCTTGACGACGAAATGCGAAAGCAGGTATTGCCGTTAGCTAAGCCTTACCCCAAGCGTGTGAAGCAAGCGATGGCTTCCGTCCAGGAAGCACAGCGGCAGGGTAGCACTGACCCACACGCTCCATTCCCGCAGGCTATCAATGGCTAACATCGCACACGCCCCATCGAACGAATCCCGCCAGTTGGTGCAGCTGCACGCGACCGTAGGAACGCCATTCGGGACTATCGCACGGCTGCTCGACATCGACCACAAAACGCTCGACAAGTACTATCGCAACGAGCTCGACCTCGCCATATCGCAGGCTAACGCCACGATCGGCGGCGCCCTGTTCAACAAGGCGAAGGGCGGCGACACCGCGGCAATGATCTTCTGGCTCAAGACCCGAGCGCGCTGGCGTGAAACGCTGGACATATCAAACGAGGACGGCTCGCTAAAGCCGGAAGCCACGCAGGCCGCCGTCCTAGCAGCGCTCGCTAAAATTTACGATGACACCTGATGAAATCGGCAAGGCCCGCCAGCGGCTTTACCCATTCACGCGCACCATGTTCCTCGCCCGGCGAGGCGTGCCAATGCTCGACAACTGGCATCAGCGCAAAATCTGCCAATCGCTGGAGCAGGTCTTGCTCGGTCGCATCAATCGGCTGCTGATCAACGTTCCGCCACGATCCGGCAAAACCGAAACGGCAGTCAAGTCGTTCATCGGCTGGGGCATGGGCATGTTCCCGGATTCGGAGTTCATCCACGCCAGCTATTCAAAGCGACTCGCCACATCGAACACCTACGAGGTGCGCGCCATGATGCAAAACAAGACCTACAAAGAAATCTTCCCGTGGACCGCGCTTCAGGATGACAGCAAGGCCCGCGATGAGTTTCGCACCGCGCACGGCGGAATCGTCTACGCAACCGGCGCCGATGGCACGATTACCGGCTATGGCGCAGGCAAGATGCGACCTGGCTTTGGCGGGGCAATCATCATTGACGATCCGCATAAGGCCGGCGATGCCAATAGCTTTGTCATGCGGAAGAACGTCATAGACTGGTATCAGCAGACGATGGAAAGCCGGCTGAACAAGCGCAGCGATCCAATCATCATCATCATGCAGAGGCTACACGAGGACGACCTATCGGGCTGGCTGCTCGGCGGTGGGTCCGGGGAGAAGTGGAACCACATCAACATTCCAGCGCGCACCGATGAAGGAACATCGTTCTGGCCGGAGCAGTTCCCGGACGAAATGCTCGACCGGCTGGAATCGTCGTCGCCGTACGTGTTCGCCGGGCAATACATGCAACACCCATCACCCCTAGGCGGCGGCTTGTTCCGCGATAGCTGGTGGCGATACCTGGCGGCTCCGCCTCCCATCCAGTGGCGCACCATCTACGCCGACACCGCGCAAAAGACGGCGGACCATAACGACTATTCCGTCTTTCAATGTTGGGGCTACAGCGTCACCGGGCAGGCCGTCATGCTCGACATGATCCGCGGCAAGTGGGAGGCGCCAGAGCTCGAAGCGATGGCCCGCGCCTTCTGGGCCAAGCATAAGGCGGTCCAGAACCAAGGCACCCTGCGCGCGATGAAGGTGGAAGATAAGGTAAGCGGCACTGGCCTAATTCAAACGCTCAAGCGGGAGGGCATCCCCATCATCGGCATAAAACGAAATGTCGACAAAATCACTAGAGCATTCGACGCCGCGCCATTGATAGAAAGCGGCAATGTGATCCTCATGCAAGACGTTCCGCACTTGACAGACTTCATCTCTGAGGCGTCCACCTTCCCGAATGCGGCGCATGATGATATGATAGACGCTGCAATGTCCGCTATTGGCGATATCCTGCAACAAACCATCGCGCCTGCGATCAGAACACTTTGAGGCCACGCATGGGCTTTTTCGACCGCTTCCGGCGCCGTGAGACCAAAGAGAGTCGGGCCTCCGCTATCATGGTGGTCAACCCCGGTCAGCCCGCATGGTCGCCAAAAAACTATGAGGCCTTTGCCAAAGAGGCCTACGCTAAGAACGTCATCGCCTTTCAGTCCATAAACAAGATCGCCGAGGCCATCGCATCTATCAAGTTCAACGTGTTTCGTGGCCAGCAAGAACTGGTAGCGCATCCGCTGCTGGAACTGCTCGCCAAGCCTAACCCGCTCCAGTCCGGCACCGAGTACATCCGCGCCAAAGTGGGCTACCTGATGATCGCCGGCAATGGCTACGAGGAGCGCGTCAAAATCGGGCAGGATGTGCGCGAGCTTTACCAGCTCCGCCCCGATCGAATGAAGGTGGTTCCTTCGCCTGCCGGGATGCCGGCGGGATACGTCTACGCAGTCGGTGGGCGAACGATCACTTGGGACGTTGACCCGGCAACGCTAGACAGCGACGTGCGGCACCTTAAGCTGTTCAACCCGATAGACGACTGGTACGGCATGAGCCCGATCGAGGCCGGCGCCTACTCTATCGACCAGCACAACGAAAGCATGGCGTGGATGCAGGCCCTGCTCCAGAACAGCGCTCGCCCATCCGGTGCGCTCGTTGTGTCGAATGGCAACTCACTGACCGACGATAATTTCAGCCGGCTCAAGTCGCAGATTGAGGAACAGTACAGCGGCAGCGGCAATGCAGGCCGCCCCATGCTGCTTGAGGGCGGGCTTGACTGGAAATCAATGGGCCTATCTCCAACCGACATGGGGATCATTGAGGCCAAGTACTCAGCGGCGCGCGATGTGGCGCTTGCCTTCGGCGTGCCGCCGCAACTGCTCGGCATCCCCGGCGATAATACCTATTCCAACTATGCCGAGGCGCGGATGGCCTTCTGGGAGGATACCGTCCTCCCGCTGTTGGACATGATCGTGCAAGACTGGAACGCATGGCTGGCCGCACCCTATGGCGTTGAGCTTCGGCCCAACATCGACGACATTCCGGCAATCACCGACAAGCGAACCAAGCTCTGGGACATGGCGAATATGTCAACAGACCTGACCATAAACGAACGGCGGGCCATGAAGGGCTTCGAGCCGATCGAGGGCGGCGACGTTGTGCTGGTGTCAGCCGCGCAGGTGCCTCTAAACGATATGTCGGGCGGGGATACAACCATCCCAGCCGATCAAATCAAGGCGCTGGTCTATGGCGCGAAGGCTCATTAACCGCAATCGCAACAGCGAACAGCGGCAACAAAGTCTTCTACTTGATCGGCTCACCGTGCGCTTTCGTGGCCGCGTGCGTCGGGCAATCGCATCGGCCATGCGCGACATGATCAACCATTGGGAGCAAACCAGCGAAGTCGTCCTCCCGCGCGGGTACGTTGATCAGATCGAGGCTGCCTACCAGGCTATGGCGGCTGCATCCATTTCCGATTTCGCCAAGCGGATTACCGGCCAAGCAAAGAGCGAAAACATCCCGCTTGAGATCAAGGAATCTTTCGCCGAAACCATGACGCGATGGGCATTTGATTACATCCGCGCCGAAATGGTCCGCAAGCGCATTACCTCAATCGCCGACACCACACGCCAGCAGGTCGTTAACGCTATCGACCGGGGCTTCGCCGATGGGCTGGGCCAGGCTGGCGTTGCTACATACGTGCGCGGGCTGGTGCCTGAGTTCTCCCGCTATCGCGCCGAAATGATCGCGCGCACCGAAACGCATGGCGCGGCAAACTACGGCGCCGGTCGAGCCGCGCGCGAAACCAACCTGCCGCTTAAGCGCGAATGGATAGCGGCAGGCGATGAGCGCACGCGCGAAACGCACACTGAAGCCGATGGCCAAATCGTCGGAATGGATGAGCCGTTCACGGTCGGCGGCGCCAGCCTGATGTATCCCGGCGACCCAGACGGGCCAGCCGAGGAAGTCATCAACTGCCGATGCAGCGTCGGGTTTATCGTGGATGAAAGCAGGCTTTTTGACTAGCCGCGCGCATAGTGCTAATCTCTATCGGGTTTGAGGTGTTTTAACCAAGGCCAGACGGGTTTGAGGCCATGAACGACATTGCATACAAGAGCCTCTCGCTTGAGCTAAAGCGCGAGCCCGATGCGGACGGCAACTTCGAGGGCTATGCGTCCGTGTTCGGCGTTGTCGATCAGGGCATGGATGTTGTCGAGCGCGGCGCGTTTATGAAAACGCTTGGCCGGCGCAAGGTCAAAATGCTTTGGCAGCATGAAAAAGACAGCCCGATCGGCGTATGGGATGACATCCACGAAGACGAGCGCGGGCTATTTGTCAAAGGTCGGCTGCTGAAGGAAGTGGACAAGGGGCGCGAGGCAATGGCCTTGCTGCGCGCCGGCGCCATTGACAGCATGTCCATTGGATACCGCACCGTTGAAGCGATCGCCGAGGGCGATGGCCGGGTGAGAAGGCTGACTGAGATCGATTTGTTTGAGATCAGCCTAGTGACATTCCCGATGCTTTCAGACGCCAAAGTGACGGCGGTTAAGAGCATCGAAACAGAACGAGATTTCGAGAAGTTCCTGCGCGATGCAGGCTACTCCCGGAAAGAGGCCGTGGCGCTTACGCTGCACGGCTATAAGGCCCTACTGAAACAGCGAGATGCTGGCGAGGATGCGGCAGTTACCGAGGGGCTCAATACCCTCACGGAAAAACTGACAAAGCTCAAAGGTGTTTTCAATGTCAGACGAGATCAAGAAGGCCAGTGAAGCCGTAGACGCGCTTCATGCCGGATTCGAAGAGTTCAAGGCGGCTAACGACGCCCGCCTTGCCGAGATCGAAAAAAAGGGCAGCGCCGACGCACTGCTCGATGAGAAGATTGCCCGCATTGAGGCCGATCTCGACATCGCCCAGAAGCGGGCCGACGAGGCCGTCCTTGCAGCCAAGCGCCAGTCGCGCATGGTTACGGACACCGACGGTAACGAAGTCAACCTCGACGCCAAGGCTCTTGCTTGGGCGCGTGGGATTGCTCGCAGCCGTGGCACCGATGTTCGCGAGTTCGGCAATTCGGGCATGGCCGCCTATAAGTCGGCTCTGGATGCGTATCTCCGCAAGGAAGAGCGCACCCTGTCCAGCGACGAAGTGAAGGCGCTCTCGGTCGGTTCCGATCCCGATGGCGGTTACGTTGTGCACCCCGATATGTCGGGCCGCATCGTTACGCGCATCTTCGAAACCTCCCCGATGCGTGCCTATGCATCGATCCAGACCATTTCGACCGATGCCCTTGAAGGTTTGTTCGACCTGAATGAAGCATCGTCGGGCTGGGTTGGCGAGACCGACAGCCGCGCCGTTACCAACACGCCGCAGCTCGGCAAGTGGCGCATTCCCGTCCATGAGGTTTATGCAAAGCCCCAGGCGACCCAAAAGTTTCTCGACGACGCCGCGATCAACATGGAAACTTGGCTTGCCACCAAGGTTGCCGATAAGTTCGCACGCGTTGAAGCCGCCGC